TATTAATACATTTATATTTTATAACAGATTAGATCTTGTACAATATATTAGTAGATTTAAAGATGTATGCACAGATAGAGGACAGTATTATTGTATTTACACAAGACCTGGAAATAAAGAACAAATAATTAAAGTGCGAGAACACGACTTAAGACCTTATGAAAAAATTAGAATTCAATACTAGAATACCAGATACAGATTTTGATAAAGCTTTAACAAGTAAAAAACTTGATAATTTAAAAGATTTACAATACTTAGTTAATTCACAAGTAGTAAACAAATTATTAATTGATTATAAAAAAGCAAGTCCTGATAATCAAGATCTAGAGACATTAATCAACGCAGTAACACAGATACATTTTTACGTAAACGAATTACAGAATGACAGACATCTTTTGATGTTAAGCATAAAAGAATATAGATTAGATAAAATAAGAGCAATTGAAAGAGCTAGAAGGGTTGAAGCAAAACTATCCACAAAAAAGGATAGAGATTTGGGTTGATGTAGAGTTAGATGAAAACACTATCTATTTAGGAGCGGAGGAGATATTACATAGTAAAGTCTTAGAACAAGTAAATACTGTTTGGATGGATTTTGAAGCTGTGCCTAATATGTATGAAGAAGTTAAAATAGAATTTCAAAATATGGATTTGTTTTTTCAAGTAATACAGAAGATTTACTTTGTACAAAATAAAACATTACAAATAGAATTAAATTTAAAATTAATGGAATGAAAATAACACTACTAGACGGAATCACATACGATATTAAAGAGCTAAAAGAAAAAGCTAAAGATGATGATTTTTATTATGGACACTTAGGCAAGTATGCCTTTAGTTCGTCAAATCTAAAACTTTTACTACAATCACCTAAAACATATAGAAACGTATTAAAATATGGTAACTCAGAAAATCAAGCACTAAGAGACGGATGGTTGTTTCATACTTGTGTTTTAGAACCTCACGTGTTTGATGCACAAATTTATGTTGATGTACAAAGTAAGAACACAAAGAAATATAAAGAAGCAGTTGCTGAACATGGTAAGGTGTTTACTATGAAAGAAAAAAATGATGCTGAAAGATTAACCGATGCTTTGTTACGTAATGAAATGGTATTGCAAAAATTAAGTGGAGCAGAGTTTGAAGTTCCTGAGATAGGGACTGTTATGGATTTTCCTTTTAGAGCAAAAGCAGATATATTAAAACCAGGCGAAGCAATGTACGATCTTAAAAGTACAAGTGCAATACAAGGATGGAAGTATGCTGCTGATAAATATGGTTATGATGTACAATGTTATTTATATTGTGAGCTATTTAATATAAAGCCAGAGAACATGGGATTCATAATAATAGACAAAGGCTCATTAGATATTGGATATGCAGAAGCAAATATAGATTTCTATAAAAGAGGAGAGATGAAAGCATTAAAAGCATTGAAAACTTTTCAAGAATGGTTCATGCAAGAATCTGATCTTGATCAATATTATATAAATATAGAATTATGAAGACTACATACAAAGCAACACAACAAGATATTAATATGCCAGTAGATAAAGATCTGGTAAATAGAATATTAAAGTATTACTTCTACAGTTTAGGTATAGGAACTTTTTGGTTAATAATGCTTATTAATTTTATTATGTCGTAGAAAGGTATTATATTGCAGTTGAAAAACACTACAACAATGAATATTTTAAGAGAGGCAGACAGGATAGTTAACAAACGTTCTGACGAAAAAGAAAGGCAGTACGGACCATTTGAAGAAGGAATGGAAAGATGTGCAAAGATTGCAAGCGGTATGACTGGTAAAGATCTGAAAGCATCAGATTGTTATGCTGTAATGGTAGCACTAAAACTATCAAGACATAGCTATAAATATAAAGAGGATAATTTGTTAGATGCGGTAGCATATTTAGGATCGCTTAATAACTACAAACAAAAGATCTAACATTTAAAGATATAGTATGAGAACTGCAATAATAAACTTATTAGGAAATGTACCTGTAAGGAAAAACTCACACAGTGCTGGTTGGAATTATGTTATAGCCAGTATCATAGAAGATAGATATAAATCTTATCCAGACTTTATCAATAAACCACCTACTGATCTTAACAAGTATGATCTTATAGTTATTAATAATGGAGTTAATTACAAATCAAATAAGTTTAATTTTTTTGGTGGTGTTCAACAAGGGACTATAGACAAGTTAATAGCTTTATCAAACTACAAGAATAAGCTAATATCCTTTAACGAGTCAGTAGATTTTAAATACCTACTAAAACGTAAAGAGATAACAACTATACCTAATAGAGAGGTCGAGACAGCTTATACAATTAAAGATAAAATGATAGTCGGTGATTCTCATAGCGTGTCTATTTTTAAGAAAGGTAATGGCATACTTAGAATAGATGGAAAGACTTTACATGGATTTTTAAAGGACCCTTATAGTTACGTTAATTTTGATGAACTAAAAGAGGTTACTTTATACTTTGGTAATATTGATGTAAGGTTTCATCTGTGTAGACAAGAGAATCCGGTAGCTGCAACATATAAATTAATAGATAAATACGTAGAGTTTATAGGTAAACTAACAAGCGAAGGTAAAAAAGTAACAGTACAAGGTTTACTACCAATTGAAGATGTCTCTAGAAAAATACCTAATACAGGACTTTATAACAACAGACCATTTTATGGTACACAAGAACAGAGAAATTGGCTAAGAGAAGAAATTAACTTTGAGCTAAGAAGACAAGCAACAAATCACAATTACGAATATCAATCGATGTGGTTAAATTATCCATTAGAGTTTTTTATGATGGAATCAAGACAATCCGTACATATTTGTCCTGACTGGTATCTTAATAAAGATTTTATAAATGTTGAATAAATTTAAGCAATACTACAGTAAAGCTAAGATGAATCAAGAAAGATTATATCAAGGCTACACTTGGACAAAAGAAGATATAGATGATGATCTAATTTATAACGTACCTATATATGATGTAGTCAATAGAAAGTACGCAGCCTTTAGTTCATTGTTAGAAGCAATAAAAAAGAAAGACGATGACCCAAAAGAAAATGGTAAATACTTCAATGATCATGAAATTAGTGATATTGATTTTATGTATATGTGTTATTTATTCCGTCTATGTGGTAGCGGTATTAATTATAAGCCTAAGGAATCTGTTCCGTTTTATACACACGGTTTTGGAAACTTTTGGATAGTAGACTTATTAAGGTTAAGAATCTTTGACAAAGAAAGATGGTTAGAGAATATACCAGCCAAAAAATACTCAGACAATAAAGGTTACTTATTACCTATGATACCAGGAGGATTAAGAGATTTTATTTTAAATGAATCTTTAACTTTGTTTTATTGGATGCATAGCTGTATGGATAACTTAGAGATATTTGAATTAGTAGATCTAGGTAATGACTATCTACAACAGTTAGGTTATAAAAGACAAAACTTCGTGTTGACTGCTTTCGCTATGGATATGGCAGAATATTATCCTAACAAAGTGAAAAGAGATAGCAAGGTATATATCGGAACTAACGCAAAGAAATGTCTAAAAGAAATATATCCAAATGTTAAAGGCATAGGAAGTAATTTAAATGTAACTAATGATTTGTTAGATCAATTGTGTAATTTAACAGGAGATTTCAGTTACAAGTATGACATGGAAGATGTAGCATGTGATTTTATTAGATATAAAAATAACTTCCAGAGTCCACATCACATTAGAATGAATAACGGAATTAAATACTATAACAATGTTTTTAAATAAACAAACAGATGATTTTAACTTAGACTACTTCCCTAGTAAAAGAAGCTCATTGTTTCATTACTTAGATATGACTAAAAACTTTGAATCATCTTTTAGAGACATGATAACAGTTAATGTTGATGGCTACAATGTTATAGATGAAAGTAGATCTAATCCTTATGGTGCGAAGTCAAGATTTGGTGAATACATGGTTCAAAACGTAAAAGAAAAAGAGATAGTTTACGTACAACCTAGAGTGGGGTTTGCAGGAATTAGCTTATCTTATTTATGTAAAAAATATAATAAGAACCTAACGCTAGTGATGCCATCTAGTAAAGAAGCAAGTGAACATCAAAGGTTGTGCATAGAGATGGGAGCTAAGCCATTGTTTTGTAGAATAGCAGCAATGCCTAATGCAAATAGAATAGCAAAGCGATATGCAGAAGAACGTAATGCTTTCTTCGTGCCACTTGGATTAAAGCATGAACATGTAACTGCAAATGCTGTAAGATCGATACATGATTATTTTAAAGATAAAGAGAAACCTAAAAGAATGTGGAGTGTAATAAGTACTGGTGTACTTACTAGAGCTTTACAAATAGCTTTACCTGATACAGAATTTTTTGCTGTAGCTGTTGCTAGAAATATACAACAAGGTGAATTAGGTCGTGCAAAGTTTTATTCTTATCATAAAGCATTTACAAGTGAGTCAGACGTTGTGCCACATAAATTTAATAGTGAAAGATGTTACGATAGTAAAGGATGGGATTACATGCTAAGATATGGTCAAAAAGGTGACTGGTTTTTTAACGTAGCAGGCCAAGCACCAAAGACAAAGATAGAAGCAAAAGATATAGACTCTTATAGAGATTGGAATGACTTAAAAGATTTTAATGGATTTTAATAATGCTAATGACGCTTTTAAAGTGTTGTACGAAAAGATACATAGAACAGGTAAAGTTGTAGATAACACTATGGCTTTATTTAACATAGGATTTAATATAATTAAACCTTTAGATAATGTTATAAAAACAGACTGGAGAAACTGGAACAAAGATTATGCTGATTATGAATGGCAATGGTATTTGTCAGGAGATAGATCTGGTAAAGATATAGCAAAGAGAGCAAAGATCTGGAATAATTGTATGGACAAAGATGGCAATGTGAATTCTAATTATGGTTATCATTGGAAACAAAACAATCAGATAGAATATGTCATAAAAGAATTAAGGACTAATCCGAATAGTAG